TGTAACAAGAGCAATAATCCCGAACGCTTTTAAAACGTTTTTCATAAAATACTCCTTTGGACTTTAGTCCATAAATTGGTATATGAAAAAGCCTTAATAAAAGGCTTGTTTCCAAAGAGAAGATAATTGTAACCACGCGCGCAGTTTGGCAAAAATTATCTTTTAGTTTGGCAAAAACGCAAATTTTATCCTTGTTTTATCGTGTTTTTGACGGTATTTCCATGCGGCAAAATGCGGCTTAAATATCTTCTTATTGTTTAACGGGTGTGTACACTTTTTCATTCGGGGCTTTTATTAAAAACGTACAACTCCGCCCAGTTTATCCGCCCATGCTTCACACCATCGGCTGTAGTACCATTTTTTACGCTGCGTGCTTGTCCATGACTTATGAAACCAGCGATTCCATAAATTACAAAAAACAGCGGAATAAATACCGATAACGGGCAGATACGCCCATCCCAGCATTTTGCTCTGCTTTGAATGTCCTTTTTCGTGCCTTAGCGTAGTTAAGTTATGCGCGGAGTTCAGGCAAACATATTTACCCAGGCTAAAACCGGATAACTCGCTTAATAATTTATCCGCTTTTTGAGAGTAATAATCCGCAACGTATATTTTAAATCCGGTTAAATTTTCCAAACCGTATAAATACTCTAATTCTTTTTGTGTTAAAATTATTAGACGTTTCTTCCAAAGTCTTGACATGAAATAGCCTAAGATATTTTGTGGTAATTCCCATATTTTAAATAATAAATTTAATATTTTTTTCATATTAAACCCCTTTTATAATATTGGTACATATTGTTTCTCTATATTGCTAATATCTTCGCCGAGTAAGGCCACAACATTATGATCTTTGTCTATCCATTCCAATTTTTCATTAAGAATGGGGTATGTTATGTAGTTTTCACCGGCAGGCACAAGTTCTTTTTCCTCTACTTCAAATGCTTCTTTAAAACCGGGAGCGTTAAAAATAAAATATTCTAATGCTTCCACATTGCCGCATAATTCACACAATGTGCTAATAATTGGTTCATCCATATTTTTGAGATTTTTTCCACTTGCTTCACTTCGCATACAACCGGCGCCAATATCGCCGCTTGCAAACATTGTGGTAATTAGTTTGAATATGCTGTTTGGTCGGGGCTGGTAATGGCTTGTTTGGCTTTGATCCGTATGAAATCTTTTATACGGAAAAACAACGTACGGTATATCGTTTTTTTTGCAGTATTTTTCTTTCTCCTGCCAGTCATCATCGGGATTTTCAAGTATTAACACATAATCATAACGAGTCGGTTTTTGTTTGACGGTAGAATTTTCACTGTCAAGCGGATCATGCCATGCAACTACCCTTTTAAAATTAGAATATCCCGGTAATCTTTTAGAGCCGTTTGTTCTTATAATGCCTTTATATCCGCGGTTGTTTAATTCCGCCAATAATTCAGATATTTCAGGATATAGGCTAGGTTCGCCTCCGGTGATTTCAATAAACCATTCTTTTGGATCAAGATACATGGCAAGCCATTTTAATAACAGTTCGTTTGTTATTCCGTTTCTGCGCCTGCCGTCCGGCATTAATTCATCCGGTTCATAAAGATATTTTTCCATCGGGCAATCTATACATTTATAATTGCATGACTGATATAAAACCAGCTCAAATAATCTTTTTCTACTCATAATCATTCCCCTTATATTATGTTACTCTCACATAAGCGTAGACAGATACATCTATTGCGACATATCTTCCATATGCGGCATAGAATATTCCTTGATTTTTTATTGAAATAGTTGAACCTGCTGCTGGTATTATTCCTGAAAATACACAAGGACAACTAACACAAACTTTTTTTTCTATTAATGTATTATCCATATATAATTCAAATGTTCCTGATAAGTTACAACCTGGCATAATTAAAAATGTATTTATAAGTCCAGCTTCAAAAGGAACATTACTAGTTTGCGTACAATCGTATTTTGTATACGAAAGATCGGCTTGGATTCTGTCAACAGCAGCCGCTTTTCTAATCCATGTACCGCCATATTGACCATTAAGTTGAGATTCAAGACCGGTTTTTGTCATATACATAACAGTATTAACTATGGATTTTGAAGCACTGTTTAAAGAATTTATGCTATTTCTTGCCCATGTTAACTTATTCCATATACTTTGCAGTAATGCTTTTATAGTAGTTGTAATTGCATTAGGCGCGTTGCTATCCGATGATCCGGCTGTTAATGCAATGTTTGCCAGTTTTAGGGGATCTGTTACAGTTCCCGTCCCTGTAAACTGATCATCGGTCGCTACCGCCAATAAACCGTTTCCGCTGTTGGGGATTTGGCTGGCGGGTATTACCCCGTTTTCATTGAGGGTCGCCACTCCGTTAGCCGCGCCTTTTTCGCCGGCGTCAAGTTTTTCGTTGACTTTTGCCAGTAACGACGCCGCCAGCTCTGCCAGGCTATTAATGATCGCCCTTATTCCGGCGTGAGCGGTGCCTGAATCGTCGTGATTTGCCAATGCCGACGTTCTGTCGCTTATCTCTTTTGTAATTGCGCCTTGCAGGGCTTGGTTTGCCTCATGAGCCTCAAAAATTCCATGTTCTATGTGGTTCATGTTTTCGACGGAGAAAGGCGTTCCCGGCACACTGACAGAGTCGGGCGTGTTGGTTAAAACAACCGTGTTTCCGGACCTTTCTGTTTCTGTAAATTTATTCAGTCCGGTGCCTTTTCTGGCTTTCCATTCGGTTTTCGCGTACATAGGACTATTGTGCCATGCGCAGAGGGTAATTACTCTAAAAGAGATAATGTCAAAATGTTGACCGGTACTGATAGTTGATGTACAATTAAAAATTATAAAGGAGAAAAAATGAAAAAGTGTATTTTCGTACTGGCAGTTGCGTTTTTAGTTTTTACGTGCGCTGATTTGGAAATAAATCCTTTTATTGGAACATGGGAGAATGAAGATTGCTATCGTACAATATTTACAGAAACAGTTGTTAGTGTTTATTACCCAAGTGGTAATTTATATTGGACAGGGACTTACACATACAATGATACCCATTTAATAATAAATTTAGATCAAACAATATCTGATTCAGAAATGGTTGAATCGTGGGGAGATACACAGTTAGTACCATACAGATTTGAAGATGAAATAATGTTTTTTAATTATGTGCGCCTTACCAAAATTAAAGATTAGATATTTATTTCTTTAGTTTTAAGAAATAGTTGCCTTGCCCATCGTCTTGTATAAATACTTCATCTTTTATATTCGACGAAAGGCTTAATCCTTTAAGCCTTAGCGTCTTTTCTGTGCTTCCTACTTCAAACCACAATGAAGAACTATTACTTTGCCACCCGCCTAAATAATTTTTTCCGTCAGTCTTTATAAATACGGTTCTACTTCCTTGACCGCCACCTTGTGTTGTCGGAAAGTATACTCTTAACCATTCTATATTTTCAGTGTGCAAACCATCATAATAATATGAAAACTGTCCGTGCAGCGGGTAAATATAAAAACTGTCTGATCTTGAATATCCTAATGTGTCTGAAATTTTATTAGCCAGATTAATCGTACTGATATATGTATTTTGTTCAAAGCGAGTTATTGATGATGATGTGACTTTTAACACGCCCACGTCAATTTCGCCGTTTTTAAAGCTTCCACTTTCCGCGTCAAGGTGTCCGTGAAAACTCCCGCTCTTCGCGTCAATGTGTCCCCTAAAATTACCATCATTAAACTCTGCATCCCCATCATATTTTATTCTAAATCCTTTTTTACCTTCTTCGAAATATTCACTCTTTATTATCCCGTCTTTTTTAAGGAGCATAAAAATAGTTTCAAATTTTTCGATGAACCCCTGTTGCGCGCAAAGTAGCCCCGCCATTACACCACCAAACCAGCCTATGTCCTGTTTCAACTCAAATACGCCAAGCCCGTCCTTAAAACAGCTTATGTAAAGATCAGAATATTTTTCCGGCGCGCGTTCTTCCCAGGCGACTCCTGACCACTGATAAACATATCCGGCTTTCCATATATCCGCGCCAACGGTGCCGCCCGCTACAGCCAACACATAACTTCCTTGAATGGCCGTTACCTCTCCTGCTTTCGGATTCCCTTTGACGATATTTACAATCGGATTATTCAGTGTCAGCTTTTCGACAGTACCGAGATAATCCGCTTCGCCGACGCGCTTTTTCACCTGAATAAACAATACCGCGCTATAAACCGCGCCTTCATATTCCGCGTGTACGACGATGCTGTGTTCGTCTACAAGCGCCGCGTTTTTACTTACGGTTATTTTGCCGATTGCGTCTATGCCAACTCCTTGCGGCGCGTTTTCGAGGGTGAAAGTAATTCCTTTTTCCGTCGGAATAAAATCACCCAACATCGGGTCAAACAAATTGCCGCCCGTGCCCGGGAACCTTTGTATTCCGGCGACAACGGGTATTTTAAAATTCCACTTGTACAGCGCAGCCTGAGACGTAAACGGCAGAAGCCCTGCAAGCATGTTGCCGTTGCTGTCGCAGTCCAAAATTTTAATTTGCGGGGACAATGTTAAAAAGACCGGAACAACATCCGCACCTGAACGGAAGTTTTTTATTCTGACAGGGGCGCCCCATCCGCCGGATTCAGCCGACTCCGCCATTTTTGACGATTGCCAGAGAGAGCGCAGTGTTTGCGCATAATGCCAGCCGCCGTCCTGGCCTGCGCCTTCGGGACGCGGAGGTTCCTCTTCGCCGTCGTGGTAAGTTACAAACAGCCGCCAGCGCTCGGGACCGATGATCCCGGAATCAACGGCGCCGGAAACGGGGGTAATCCTGTTTTGAAATTCGGGAAGTTTGAAATCAGGATCGTCAACCCCGAAAATTTCCGGGCTGTATTCCACGCAGGTAAGGGTTGCCGTGAAATCCGCCTGCGGCTGGATGTCGGTGATGATAAGGTCGATTACCTCATAGCCGCGGACGCCGAAAGCGTAGATGTCGCCTTCCCGCGGCATATCGTCTTTTTTAAGCGGTTCGGAAAAAAAGACCACGTTTGGCTGTTGAACCGCGGCTATATCTTTCAGCAAAACCGTCCCGTTGGATTTTCTGATTCTTACCGCGTACTGTTTGCCCGGCTCTGTCCCGACAGGCTCGTCAACGCGGATTCCAAGACAAATGTCATTGTTGAATATCAAGCCGGTAATGCGTCCTTGCACGGAGCCTGTCAGCGCGATGTCGCCGGCATATTGTATCCAGTCGCCTTTGTTACAAGTAAGATACTCGATATCAACTTCGATTGTATGTACGAACGGACGGTTTTTAAGGCAGGCGTAATTGTACATGCCGATACGCCTTGCCTGCTCGGAATTGGTAATGCCCCACAGGTCAACTTTCTGGATTTTTACCGGGTCTTTTTCGCCGCGGTTACCGTCGGGAGTGTTAAAAATTTGCACTTCATTTTGCGCGTAACCTGACTCTTCGTCGACATACCGCAGAGCGATGGCGTCGGGAATATCGGCTTTCATCATGGTGATGCTGTAATTTATGGAGTTCTTGGGAGTAAACAGCCCCATGTGCGACGGGCGCTCAATGTCCTGCACGACGGAAATTTTGGAATCTATGCGCAGGATGTCGGCGCGGGCGGCGCCGCCGATCATTTTTATTATTTCCGCGATAGTTACGGATTCGGAAAGGTAGGCGTTACACGTATAATTATGAGTTTCACACCAGTTGTAGAAATCCTGAAAGGACTGCCAGTCTATATCTTCGGGGGAAACGGATTCCTGCACCGCGCTGCCGCGGAGGGCGTACAGGAGCATCGCCGCGGGGTTGCGGGTTTGCTCGGCGTTAAGCCAGTACAAATGCCCGGTGCCGCCGCCTGAATATACCGGAACTTTCGAAGTTGCGATATAATTAAAACTGTCGATCACGTCTTTAAGTTTTTCTGTCGCCATTAACCGAAGCGCGATAATTGTCAGGTCTTTTTGGCGTTCTTCCCGGATGGGGCGCACAATCTTTCCGGCTTTGTCTTTGGATTTTATTGACCTGATTGAACCGACGTATACCTGATCGACTGTTTTACTGTCCGTTGTATCCGGGGTTACGCGTTCTATTTTAACGGTATACTCTCCAGGCGTAAGATTGGATTTTGTTATCAGATACCGTTTTGTTTTTAACTCCGCTCCTGAGATTACGTTGCTCTTATCGTTAAAGTACCCAAGTAAGGAATAATTCTCATTACCCATTTTGTACCATGCGCGTATTTCAACTGACGCCGATACTAAATTTCCATCAGCATTGTATTTTCCAATGCCATTGTACAAAAAAATATCAACGTTTATTTCGGTAGTGTTGTCGGGTGTTATACGCTCAATCTCACCGGGTATTTTATTTCCTTCGCCGTCGTCAATCTGGTTTTGAAGCGGGGCGTTTAACATTTCTTCATGTATACAATGCGGATACAAACCGGAAGTTTCGCCGTTTTGCATTATCTCCAGCCTTACAACAGGATCCGCGCCGGCAAGGATTGCGTTTATATCTTTGGTTTGAGAGAATTTAACAAGCGAAGTTTCCCCAAGTTTAAAACTGTCAAGGTCGATAACGCAATCTTTATACCCGCCGCAGAACAGTTGCGTAAGGTATTGCTGGCTGCCGATTATTGACGTAAAAGAATTGGCGGCAAGATCGGGATATAGGCGGTGGCGGCCAAGCAGAACCGGTATGCGCCCGTGGGGACGCGCCTGGTTTTTACCGCCGCGGATTGAAGGATCGCTTCCGGGTTTTTCAGTATCCTTCATTTTTGGAGTGTTGATATTGAGCAGGGCGGTACCGCCTGCGAGCATGCCGACGCCGGCGCCGATGAGCGCCGCTCCGATACTGGCTCCGACTCCGGTCGCTATGAGCAGTCCTCCGACAATGGCCATCGCCCAGCCGCCGGCCTTCATGGCGCCACCTGCGCTTTGGGTACTGCCGTGCGGGACAAACTTGATTACAAGCAAATCGCCGTCGTTAGCTGTTATTGAGAAATCCGTAACAATTTCGCCGTTCCGGCATACCCGCGCCTGAGAGAGCGAAAAGCCGGTGTTCAGGGCGTTAATTATCTCCGCTATCGGTTTTGGGCTTGTTGTAATTTTTACGCGGGTGCGCCTGATTGGATGAAGTTCCGCGATAACATTAACCGACATGATAATACCCCTCTATGCGGCCGCGCAGTCCCGGGTGTGTTTCCCTCTGGCAGATTGATCCTGTTTTTATTCCGGTGTGCAAAATATAACCGCCGCCCGCAACAATGCCGATATGCGCTGCGACGCCGTGTTCGGTAATAACCACGACGGCTCTTTCCTGCGGCGCGTTAATTTTTTGCCCGGCAAGTACCGGAAGCTGCTCGGCAAACAGCCGCGCCGTTTCTTTCACGTTCAGCGCGTCGGCGTAATTGTCGGATAATTCCGGCAGATCAATTCCGTATTCGTTACGTAAAACCAACCGCACAAGGCCGTAACAGTCGCAGCCGGCAGGCGTTCTGCCGTTTGACAAAAAGGGGATGCCGATATATTTTTTAACCCATTTGTACATCATTAAAAAAACATCCCTTCAAAATCTTCCGGCGAGTAAGTGCCCTCAGGAAACTTACGGTCGATAAGGTAGGCGTCATAGACTTCGCCCTCAATTGTTTCTTTGGTTGCGCGGACGTTTCGCAGCAGGTATTTCAGCGGTCCGCGCTCGTATACGTCCGGCGTACCGGCCATAATGACGCAAACCGTAACGGCAACATCTTTGTTAACGGCCTGTTTTATCGTTTGAAAAATTGACAGGTCTGTATTGTCGATGGCAAGGCGGCAGGGGCGCGGGGCGTTATCCGTTTGCTCCGGCAGGATTATCGTAAAGCCCGCGGCATTAAATTCATGTCCCCGGGACGTGATGTTTTGATTGTTGTCTACAAATCGCAAAATCGCGCCTTCTGAAACTTCAATGGTCAGCAGGTGGAGAAAAACCTGTTCGGTTTCAGGGGCGGTAACCGCGGCGGTCGCTTTTGGAGACAGTCGGCTCATAGGCGCTCCAGCGACATCTGCACTTCATACAAACCGTCTCTTGCGTTAGCCGTATAATTTTCGGTGAAACGGAACTCGGCGGTTTCCTGGGTAACAGGGTCTGTAAAGTTGAAACGCAATACTCCGTCGGCGATAACGTTATTATAAAATTGTTCAAACACGGCCAGCTCCGACGCGTCAAAAACTTGTTTGCCTGAATATTTTACGGTTCTTGCGGTATAACGCCGGCGCGCTTTTTTCGGTCCCGCGTCCATCGCGGTGCGGACTACGTTATTCTGAGGCTGTTTGCCAAAGCCTTCCGCAAGCAGTCCCGACGGCAATAATTCCGGCCAATTAATATTTGCCATTTACACCCCCGATGCCCGTAAGCCGTAACGCCCCATGGCGCGGTCGGCCTTTCCTGACGTGATATGCCTGTTAATCATTTCACCGATAGTAATGTCTATCCGCCTTCCGCCGTCGGCGGTTTCGGTTTCTTCCTGCTGTACCTCGGCGCCGGAATTGTTGATTATATTAACTGTTACGTTTGCGCCGCCTGAGGCCGTTTGAACGCCGAGGTTGCCGTTGGGCATTCGTGTCAGCGGCATAATTGCTTCCGGTCCCGCTTCGCCCATTAGTCCCAAGCCGCCGCCATGCGCAAAGTAAGTAGGCATGCTTACGACTTGATTTGTGAACGCACCGCCTGAAGCAAACTCCCGCGCCGCTTGTCCGTATTCGTCAAATACTCCGCCCTGGGCGTGCTTGCTTGCCCCGTCCACAGCGCCGGAAATTATCGCGGTTGAACCCGCGGCGGCGACGAAGCCAAGACCAAGCGGCCACTGTCCGTTTGCTATTAATTGTAAACCGGCTTGTAGGAACATCATTGGAAGCTGATCTAATATCTGCTTGGACATGGCATATAATGCCCGGCTCAATGAGTCCATCGCGTCTTCCCCTTCGCCAAGGGCGCGGCCAAATTCTTCAAAACCGGATAATGTCGCGGAACTTGCCAGTTCTATGAGTTGTGCCGACAAGTCGCTGAGAATAACCGCGGCCCCATCACTAAACGTTTTGAGGTTCATAATTCCAATCAAAAGATTATTTGAAAGTTCTTCCTGCCAGTTTTTTACGGCATCGCGGGCTTCGTCCAGTTTTGTTTTTAATGTATCGTTTTCGAAATTAACAGTTAATTCTATGTACATTTCATAAAAGTCATCGTGAATTTTTGCAATTTCTTCCGCGGAACCTGCCGCGGCGATTATTCGCTGCGCTTCGAGTTTGTAAATATCATCTAACGCTTTTTGATATTCATATTCAAGGTTGTCAATTTTTGTTTTGCTTAAATTTACCTGTATTTGTTTTTCCTTATCGGTAAGTTCTTTTATCATTTCACTCCGTTTTTTGGCTTCCTCGCTAATACTGTCGCGCAGTTTATCAATTTCTTTTTGTGCGTCGTTAATAATTGATTCAAGCGCGGCCTTGTCTTCTTTGGATATTTCAACATTATATTGTGTTTTAACGGTAATGTATGTCTGCGCTTCTTTGATTCTGTCTTGCAGCTCCTTAATTTTGTCATCAATTGAAGACACATCAAATTCTTTAATAAAAGCTTTGCGCAGTTCGTCTAATCGTTGTCTTGCGGTTGTGACAGCGTCCCTTGTTACTCTGTCGTTACGATTATATTTGGCTTCTGCTTCTTTCAGGTTTTTAAGCGCCTCCGTAAAATCCCACTTTTTAGATTCCAGATAATATTCATGAGCGGCATTACGCCCTTTCTCTATCTCGTCGTTTAGCTTTCTTTGCGTCAGCGCAAGATCCTCTGTTTCGCGTTTGGCCTTCTGAGCATCTGCTGCAAGAATAGTATATCCCGTCGCAAGGGCGGCAACAACGATAGTCGCCGCCATCACTGCCGGGTGCATCACTCCGACAGCTAGGTTCAGTTTCATTTGGGCGGCAAATGCCACTGCTGCCTTGACGGCCATGGCGGACATGTACCCTGCCAGCATCACAAGCGCACCAGCAAACGCGCCTTTTAAAATAGGACTCTCATTAATCGCGTTCGCCATGTAGGTTAACATACTGGTAACACTTGTTGCTGCGGGCAGTAGCATATCGCCGAAGGAGGCGGCCAATGAGTTTACCGCTTCTCTCAAGCCTTCCTGCATCGCGGCGAGGCTTTTTGACGCCAGTTCCATGCCGCCGAAATACTGTCCGCCGGAAGCGGTTAGACCGTCAAGCGCGTTTGAAAAATCCTTAAAACTGATTTCTCCCTCGCTGGACATTTTAACAATCTCCGCTGTCGTTACATTGAAGTTTTTGGCGAGTTCGTCAAGTATCGGCACACCTTGATGTAAATATGTATTGAGTACCTGCATGTCGGCTTTGCCTTTGGCCGCCGCCTGGCTAAACGCGTTAACGTAACTTGTCATCTTTTGAGAGTTGCCCTGAGACAGATCGCCAAACTTTGTTAATTGTGCCTGTAAATCCTGAAGCGGAACCTTCGCGGCGATAAGCACGTTTGTCGCTTGGGTGAGTGTGCTCATGTCAAACGGGGTTTTGTCGTTGAACGCTTTGATCTCGTTGAAAAGCCCGGCGCCGGCTTCCATATCGCCCAACAATATGCCGAACTGATTTTTCATAGTCTGGAAATTGTCGGCGGTTTGGAGAGCGAAGGCGCCCATGTCTTTTATCACCGACAGCGCTTTTGTTAAGGCAACAACTTCTGCCAGGCTTCCTATAGCTTTTTTAATTTCGCCGATACTTGCGGCTGAATCTTTGGCGGCGGCTCCGGCGCCCTTGAATGATTTTTCAAGAGCAGCTCCGTCAGTGAATTTTTTTACTTCGGTTGTAAGCGTTTGTATTTCGCCTTTAAGTGAGGATATAGCTTTAACAGCTTCCTGCGTAGCGATGCGGATTTGGAGTTCAAGTGTCTTGTTATCGTCTGCCATGCTTTTTTACGTCCTCTTGTTCCTGCCGTTTTATTTCGCGTTCTTCCTCGTCCGCTTTATATCGCTCAACTTTCAGCGTCGAAATCGCCTGCGTTATCCATTCCGGTTGTTCCGCCCATCCGCCTGAAAACGGCAGACAATCCATGTTTTCACTAAGACAGAACACTTCCCACGCGGCGCAAAACTCTTCGTTGATATACGATGCCGCGGCCTGTACCGGAATGAACACGTCCTGGCCGCGCTCGTCTTTTACGCGGGTATTCCAGAGCGGGTTACGCCCCGGAAGGAGCCGCGCTTTATGCTTACCGGCGCGCCAGATCCGGTAAGCAATTTTCAGTTTTTTTCGTCTATTCCCGAATGGTCAAGAACGTTATCAAATTCAGCGACAATCTCTTTAAGTAACGGTTCAAAATTGATAGGCGCGTTAAATAAATCCTGCGCGCTTACAATTAAAACAGCTTTGCCGCCTTTTTCGCTATAAGAACACCCGGAAATAGCGACAAGCATTTCTTTCACTATGGTTGTTTCGTCTTTTTCCACAGTGATTTCCATGTGATCAATACTCCCGTCCGCAGACGCGATACCTCTGGCTTGCGGCTTTTTGCGGCAACGATTTTTAATTGTGACTGTCGGGATTTTATATCGTACCGTTATCTGATCTGTCACGGAGAGGTTTTTATTACCGTTAAATTCAGGTATAAATACCCCTTCTTTGGATATTTCAAGATTCATAAATCCCCCTTTACGCTTGCGCTTCCAGCGAATAAAACACGGGGTCCATTTCCGTGAGCCTTCCTGACGCGTCGTAAGACTGGGAACTGCCGGACTGTCCGCCGAGTTTTGCGTTATACAGATAAATTTTGCAGAATATAAAATCGTCCGCCTCTTCCGGCAAAGCGGCTTTGTTGACAAAGCCGAGCATGTACAACGCGCGGTTTGCCTCGTCGCTGACAATGTAAGAACCGTCTTTTTTCTGTATGACAAGTTTCATGCTGCGGTTTATTATGCCGCCGGGCTGATCCGATTCGCCGACCGTGAATATTGACGAAAGTGAGAGCTGCGCGTCTTTTTTTCCAAGCCTGTATTTGCGGAATCTGTCGTTTAGGCGGGTTACTTCAATTTCGCCCTGCGTGATCGACAAGCCCCAACTGGAGGCGTCCGCTATATGAGCAAGATTGAGTATCTTGAATTTGTCGCCTGCCGCGGGTACTTCGTCCCCCAGCGCCGGAAACAAATCTCCGACAATAAGCCCTTCCGGGAAGAATGAATCCGCGCCGATGGCGGTAATGACTATCATTATCCGCTTTACATCCGCGTCAGGCTGTACTCCGGTAAGCGCCGTGATCGTTTTATCGCCGTCGCCTTCGTACTCGATGTCTTTAAGATCACCGGTGAAGATCATGCTGTCATCGCCGATGAGAACTTTTTTTCCGTCCATGTTTTACTCCTTTTATTTGTTATTGCTATTCGCGCCGGGTCCGTTCGTCGCTCCGTTTTTATCCGCGGCGGATTTATCCGCAAGTTTCGCGGTCTGCTTGACCTTGCGGGTTTTCCCGTTTTCGGTCTTGTAACTGGTTTTGTGAATACCCATCAATCTCCTCCTGTTGGGATTGTTATTAAGACGATTCTGTCGTCCTGTACGTCCTGCACCGCCGTTAAATCGGGGTTGTCGATAAAACTGTCCTCTTTGCTTATAGACTGAATTATCCGGCTGTTTGGAACACCCGATCCGTCTTCGGTTTCAAGACGCAAATTTTTTGTCAATAAAAAATTATCAACTGCTTCAATCGCTTCGGTTGCTTGTTTAAGCCCGGTCATGCTTTCTGCGGTTCCTGCCACCGATACGCGCACGCGCAGCGTCCGGCTTGCCCTCGCCGCCGGCGGTTCCGCCTGGACAAAGGTTTTTAGAAGGCTTACTTTGATCACTACGCCTTTTTCATTTACCGATGATGGAGTTACTACGATCTTTGTGTGAAACTCGGAGCCGCAGATATTGCGTTCAAGTTGTTTGGCAAAAGCGTTCAACGCCTCAAAGCTGTTCAAGCGCACTTCCTGCCTCCTGCATCAATAAACCCATCTCTTTATCAGTAAGATAAAAAAATCTCCGCGCCGGAATTTCAACAGATTTTTTCAGATAGTACAAAACATGATCAACGTTTTGAAGGTTTCCGCTTTCATTCCGTTTTTTCCGTTTTTCGCGGTAACACATCGTCCGCCCTTTGCGAAAAATGGAATATCCTTCCGTCTTTAATCCGTTCAATATGTCCGTAGGGCTGTAGCCGTAACGCCGTTGTAATTGCCGCGTTCCGGCGGCGGGTATCCACAGCCAGTTTTTCTTCGCGTTGATAACCCCGCCGTTATTCTGTATCGCCGCGTAAGGCTTGTTTGTGCCTACGCTGACCGTTTGCCCGTCAACCACTTTGAACGTGATTGAATCGCGCAAACTGCCGGTGTCCTGTAACGGTCGTCCACTCCCGCGATAGTCCACGGTTGCAGGGGAAAGCGGCGCAAAGCCATGTCCCGAATGGATTTTGCCTCTGATCATTTCCACCGCCATGCCGCCGATTGTCCCAAGTTTGGACGGCGTTTCAAGAGATCTGGCAAGGTTGTCTAATGTTTCTATGACACCCATTACCATGCCCCTTTGTGTTTTGGCGGAACTGCTACCGCGGCAGCGGCGCCTTTTTCCGGCGCGGTATCGCTGTCGGGAAAACTTCCCCACGCGGCAAGGATAATATCCTTCGCCTTTATCCGGTACTCGCGGCCGGCTTCTTCATGCCCCAGCGCTATGTGAAGTTCATACACTGTGTGAATAAGCACAACTTCGCGCACAACCTTGTTATCAAGATTGAATGGGACGCTAAGCCGGCGCAAAACCGAACCGGCGTAAACTTGAGCCCTTGTTATCGCGTCACGGACTGTATCGTCCGAGCCGTCGGCAAGCTGGGCATAGAGATTCCGCGAAAGACGCTGCGCAACTTCTTCCGGCGTTACCGGTTCCCCAAAAGGGGCGAAGGCTGCGGTCGCTTGCGGTTTCTCTACGGGTATACCCGTAATGCCCAGCTCGTCCATGATTAATCCAGTACCTCCGCGATTCTGATCGCGTCCACATTCGGGATCGGCATAGGCCGTGACTGACCTGTAAGTTTTATGGCTTCCGGATCATCCTGCTTTGTCATATTCACGTAAAACGCGAGTGACGCAAAACCGGCGTCAAAAGAATCAAGCGCGCAGTATGCAAGGCTAAAAGCGTCATCTTTCGCAATGGCAACCACTGATTTCGCAGGAATTGCCTTCACGGTTGTTTTTTCCTTGTAGCTGTAATACTTCGCGGAGCAGATAATGAACTTCGCGTTTCCAATCTGAACATGATCCTCAAAAACTTTGATAAGATCGCTGTTTTTAAGTTCACCGGCTTTTGTTACGAGCGCGGAATAGACATCAAACCCGCAAAGGTAAACTATGTCTGTGCCGTCGGAAGTTTCTCCGAGACTGTCAACAATTTGACCGACTGCGGAAACAATGTCTCCGGCTGTCGTGCCGGATGCGTTCCATTTTTTTGCAACAGGAACTTTTTTAGGCGTGCCGAAATCTACGACATAAACATCCATCGTGCCGTCGGCGTTGCGGATGTCGTAAGCGATTTTCCCGGTGATGGACTGGATCGCCATCGCTTCGGTCGTCTTGCGGACAATCTTGCGCAGCTTGTCGATTTTTCTGTCTATCAACTGCTGTTGCTGCTCTAATCCCATTGAACGCATTTCGTTAATTTCCTGCGCGTTTAAAACAAGCGACGGCGTAATATTCGCCGGATCGATTAACTTCAGCGTTGTCTTGTTCAAAGGCACCGGATAAGAGGATGATCCCCTTGTTATCAAGGGAATATTTTTTTCAGGCAGACCAAGATCGGCGTGAGCCAGTTTGTCTTTCGGATGATTAAACCTGACCGACTCAGGGTAAATCAAATCCATGATGAACGTGCGAACCGGCGACAGCCTGTTAATCGCGTTAACGAAAGCGCTTAAAACAAAAAATTTCTTTAAAAAATCCCACATAAAAAACGTGCCTCCCTGTTACACGTAAATGCCTTTGCCCCGCAAGGCTTTGATATGGATTGCAGTGACGGGAATTTCATCGCCGTCAAAGCACTTGAGTATTTCAACAGGAACCGATCCGTGAAGTATCACGTTGCCCGACTGCTCGTTTTCGCCTACGCGCTTGTCCAGCACGCCGATAATGTTCGAGCCGTCACTTGCAACGTCGGCCGTCGCCGTGCCCGGTTCGCTTCCTTCTGCCATGATAGTTCCTTCCGACCAAGCGACGTGCTTTGCAGGAAGTGCAAAGCTTGTGATAAAAGGCGGATGCCTTCTGTCCGCGGCAGTTCGCGGATTAATTTCCGCCGTTGTGGTTACTCCGTTTACAACGGAAAATAAAAGTGCCTTTAATAAAAACATTAGCCGCCTCCTTAAATGTTGTTAAAATTGATCCGCTTGGAATTCCCCGCGGACTCGGCGCCATCGCCGTCGCTCAGGTTCATTACCCCCGTCTCTACCGGTTTGGGAAAGGCGGTGATAATCTCGATGAGGCAGTCGGCGGCGGAAACACTGCGTTTCCCTTCCGGCGCCTCCGCGTCGGACAGCTCGATTGTTTTTCCGTTGTCCATCGCGTCGCAAAGGCGGAGCGCCTTCTCGCGTATGGCTTGCGGAACGCCCTTGCTGTCCATCTCGGCTTTGAGTCGATTCCTGTCCGCTTCTTTCTTTTGCTTTTCAGCGTCGGAAAGAGCAAGCTCTTTAGCCTCGTTCTCTTTTTTAAGCCGCTCGTTTTCTTCGCGCAATTTTTGCGCTTCTTCGTCTGTCATCGTACAGACCTCCTTGTTTGGTTTTGCGGAATCTGCCCCGCCTTCCGACACACTTTCGGAAGGGGGTGAGGATTCCTTAAAGCCTTTTATATTTTCAAAAGTTTGGCTTTCGGGTGGATTGTCGGAGAGATAAAAACGTTTCTCCGATGGTGAGGGAAGGATGCGGCAATCGGCGGCGTCTCCCGCGGCTATGCCGAGATCATTTTTAATTTCTTTAACAAGGTCTTTAATAGCCGGAGGTTCTTCGCCCAGATACGCCAAATGATGAAGATACATCTTTCCGTCGCTGGCACGCTGTCGTGCGCCGATGGAAACGTCGGGATAATATCCGGCGTCTACGGATTCGGCGAGGGCGTCTTCTTCCTCTATTTCGCCTGTGAGGGTTTGCGTTTTTTCGTCATAAGTGACGCCTACCACGTTACCTAGCCGAGGTGATGAGGGATCGGGATAATGTCCGCTAAGTGATACCGGGGCTTTTTTGATTTCCGCGAATGTTTCGGCGATTTCTTTCAGGTCTTTTTCGTTGACAATCTGAGGATTGTCTTTAGAACCGAATATGCCGACCTTCGCGATTTCTCTTTTTCTTATTTTCATGCCTTTCAGGATAAAGGCGTGAAAAAATAGTTACTCTAAATGGGATAAAAGGGAGATTATTATTCTATAAGCGTTTGAGAAGCTTTAAATACATAAGTTGCTTTTTATGGCGCACTCTTACCTTTAATTATCGGAAAAAATATATCTTATCCAAAGGATTTTTAACAACTAGCTATCCTTACCAATAATCAATGAAATTCCCCTCCCAGCCCCCCAAAAAACACCCCCTTTAGAACGAAATTTTAACGGCTAGAAACGGCCATTTTCCAAAAATCGTGAATCATACGCCTGGCCCCGTTCCATGCGGTTTTCGGGCTTTTTTGGAGGTTGGGGATTTGGATAGATTTTACTCATTGTCGGGTCAAATAAGGAGGCTACCGTTAAAAGTCCCTGTTTTCTTTCGTCTATAAGTTCTAATTATTAACCACACACTAAAAGCGATACCTACAGTATAGGCAACAGACAAACCAGCAAATTCACTGGCAGCTATAAAAACAACTAAAACCAACGAATAAACAACGATAGAAAGGCAAATTCTGTTGGTTATATCTCCTTGTTCTTCTTTTCTGTCCATTTTTAACCGCCGTTTGAAAACAATTCGTAAGAGCGCCCTTTCTTTTTTCTGGTGATGTAGCCAAATTTGTCAGCAAAATAGAGTGCATAATAAACGTCATCTTTTGCTATCGGACGATCATAATGGTATAACTGCGCCCAATTCATTGTTTCAAATTTTCCCGTAATCTCTGATTGGAGAATCCCTGGATTTTCTTTTATTCCCGCGTTAAGAGCCGCAAATAGTTCCTTAAATATTGGGTCTCTCTGAACAAAGGAATCATATTCCTTGGAGGCTTGCTCAAGTTCCGATGCCGCTCCTGCCTGTTTATAGGATTCCACACATTTTAAATACCCCATCCTTGCTCCAAGATAGTCACCACGTTTTTCTGATGACCTCGCGCTTTGAAGGTGATACTCAGCGTCTTCAAATCTAGACATTACATTCCTCCTTTCCTTTTGTTTGTTCCATCTTTTTAAATTACTAAAAAATAAAGCTACGAATCCGCCAATAAAAATTATTAATGTTATAAATTCATATAGTTTCATAATTTTTTTCACCTCACCTTTTTTCTTATTTGTCCTTTAAATTAGCGGTCATCGGCAGTACCGCATGGTAACGATTTGTTACCGCTTTTTTCATAGTATACAATATCTGGTAACAGTTTGTTACCATTTCTATCTCTCCTCACTCCCAATTCTCAGGGTGAAACCAAGCAAATACCCGCCCGAAGATTTGCAGACGGTCGGACAATGCGGCATCATCCGCTTTGAAATTCATGGCAAGCTCGGCTTTCTCCAGATCGGCGACCCGGACGGAAAAAACCTTGATCTGCCGGGTAAGGGCATCAAACTCAAGCCGTTTACAGTAGACATCCCCGTCAAGAGAGAAAACATATATACCGTCGTGAGTATCTTGATCCTTGCTGGCTTCAAACAATACGATATCGCCGTCTTTAATACCCGCGCCCAGCATGGACGAGCCATTTACCGGAACGGCGTATACCCTGCCGGTTTTTAACCGGGGAACCAAGTCAAAAACGCTTACATAACGGTCGATATTGGTTTCATCTTCCCAGTGTTGCCCCGGACCGCAGGAAACTTTCTGTCTGAGCAGCGGAATCTGATGCCCTGTTGAAGTTATTTCACTGCCGGCAGTCTTTACAAACATTTCGCCTTCGCCGGTAAGTAGCCAATTTGAATTAATTTTATATTTGATTATCAAGGCAGAAATAATTTTTTTTGAAGGTTCTTTTTCTCCACGTTCTATATCACTAATAATACTTGGGTTTGCTTCTATTAACCTTGCGAGTTCTGATTGATTAAAGCGTAAATTTTCCCTTAATTCCTTAAATCTATCACCAATTGTCATAACCATAATCCTTAAATCGGCTTTTTTAGAAAAATAATTAAAAATATATCTAAAAAAGAGTTGACATTATCACGATAAGTGATATAGTTGTCGTAAATGGTCATAAATTATGACCACATTTTACAAGGTATGTAATTTGCGGTCATAGATTATGACCGTTCAAGTATCGCACAAAACCGGCAAAATGTCGAGTTTTCGGAATGGTCTTTGACAGCGGGGAGCAGGGGCAACGGCGCGGGAGCGCGCCGACCCCGGCGTTTGACCCTGAGCGCGGGAACCGTAACCCTTGCGCCCAAAATCAATAGTTACGATCTTGAGCCGGGGCGCGAGCCTCAGGCCTTGGAGTCGTATGCGGACGGACAGCGTTTTTAAGTCCTTGCAGGTTTTATCGCTGTCCTGTGGGTTCAACTCCCGCCGATTCCATCATCTATAAATGAGATACGATACCAGAAGTTATTAAAAAATTCAGCGCAGGAATCAACGGATATATCACTCTCTTTTAGTCGTTGATCTATTCTATATAACAAGAATTGGATATACTTCCTGTCATTCTCCGAAATACCTTTACCAGTTCCATAACATTCAATTTTATTTACTGACTTTACAACAACTACCTTAGGTATAGGTTTATTTATATCAAAGAATAAATCTAAATTCATTTGATGATAGGCAAAACCCAAAAAAATGATACGATTTGCTTCTTCAATAAATTGTTTAATAACTGTACGTTCTTTCTTTGTTTCTTCCGAATCTTCGGCAAATGTTCTTATGTTTTGGTAAAGTTCCATCAACCATTTATAATCAAGGCTTTCCCCTAATGGTACTTTTTTCAAATCTCCAATAAGACCGTAGGGATGAATAATATTCATTTGTTTCACTATATTATAAGCTCTTTCTTTACCAATATTATAATAAGCATCAAGCGCATGAATCATATAGAACTCAAAACACCTGTCATAATTAAAAATAATAAAAGAAATATTTTTTAATCTCTCAATAAATTGATTAATTTCACAACGTTCAGTGAGCTTCTGAAAAAACAAGGGATACCATGTTTTAGATATATCATTTTTAAATTTCTTAAGATCAAATAAATAGCTTCGTTTTTCTGCATCGATTATTGACGCTACAATAGCTATTTTCCCGGCTTTATCAATTCCATATTCAAGCCTATGCGCATCTATGAAATTATCAATAGAAAGAGCAACGGGCATTGCTTCTCTCATTCTTGATGTAATATTTATTATTTGTTCTTCATCATGAAATATATTTCTCATGGCATAGAAAACATCAAAACTTTTTGGTCGTCTATCTGAATATACCGAAGAAAAATCTAAAAACTCTGCGATATCTTTTTTTAATTCTTTACCGCTGGGCATACCAATCTCTACATTGGCGCCGGCTCCAATAACAAACACAGTTCTCATAAAAATTCCTCCAGGAGGTGAATTATGGATAAATATGTACCCTTGCTTTGCATTGCGTGGGCACAAGCGGATTTAGGCGATCAAGTAGTCGCCTTTCATGAACAAATGTCGGTAAACCCAGATGACAATAAAAGTCTCTTAGAAATTATCCGGCAAATCAAAGACACGGCTACTGCTATTGAAGACGAATGTTTACGCCGTATTGAACATGGTTCTTAGCCCTCCTTTTGTGGCTGTGTTTAAGTGTGGTAACTCAATCATACCACAAAGGGAGGGCTTTATTAATAACAAAAAAACCGCCCCGTACGGGGCGGCCAAACAAGAAGGGACACGCATAAACCTGAAAGCATTGCGTATCCCAAAGGAGAGTTAATTATGCCACAAAAAACAAAAAACCGCAAGGACAGAAATTTCATCTTGTGGTTCCTGCGCTTGTTTCCCGCGTATCGGAAAGAGGAGAATGACGCCGACGCTTGGGCGCAACTTGCCGCCGAACTTTTAGAGAAACACCATGAATTACAGAAAAAAATCGAATCCGACACAAACCTGATTGAATCCCTGAACCGCTACATCGCGACGCTTGAGACAAAGGCGGCTTATCAGGCTGATTTGTTAAAGGATTTGAAGCGGCAGCTCAAAGAAATTGTCGCAAAACCAAAAAGTAAAACGCGAAAAAAAACCAGATAGGGTAAACGACGTTTACTCTATCCGGCCACATGGAGGCCAGCGATGAATTGGCGCTGACCCTGCTGTAAGAATAACGCAACGATACGCGCATGTCAACTTCATTTGCAATGACGGCGCGAAAGGAGGGTGTATGAGAATCTTGCGAGAAATATCAGGGCTTGGAAGCCGCCCCTATCCGCTGGATCGCGAACGGCGAAAAAATGTATTGGTTGCTCTAGCTGACAAAGATATTTCAATAAGCGGACTAGCAAGAAGTATTAATGTATCTCAAGCAATTGTATCAAAAGTTATCAACGGGCGGCGACGGTCAGAAAAAACCGAACAACTAATCGCAGACTTCTTTAATAAACCCGTTAACTCCTTGTTTCCGAAACGTACGCCTGCAGAAATCAAAAAGATGCGGTGTGCCGAAGCGGCGCAGGCGGAAGCCAAGGCAAAGGGGAAGACGGCATGACAGACTATATCAAAACATCGGCAATAGCGTCAGCTCTTCACTTAAGCCGCAAAGAGACAATGAAGCGCGCGCGGGCTGAGGGCTGGCCGTGCGTTATGCGAAAAGGCGGTCTTGTGTTTGTGAAAAACCGTCTGCCGGCAGGGGTACAGCTAGCGCTATCGGAGCGAGAAACGCAAGCGGTTGACGGAGCAGGCGAAGGCGGCTTGTCGCAGTTGACGGACAAAGCGCGGGAAGCGGCGCAAAACCGCAGCGCCCTTATCTACGAGTACCATCTAAGCGGGCTGAACCTTGCCGACTTCGTGGAAGCGTATAACGCCGGGCAGTTCGGGGCGCACTTGCAAAAAGAGTTAGGCAAGGTTTCAGCGCGGACATTGTACCGCTGGCTTCGTGAACAAAAAGAAGCCGGAGGAGTCGGGACGCAGGCTCTGGCGGCGCTCGCGCCGCGTTACGGGATAAAGAAAAGCGGCGCCGGAGTAACGCTAAGCCCGGTAGAGCGCAGTCTGTTAAAAAAGTTCTGGCTGGTGAACACGCGCCCTACAATGTCCCATGCCTGGCGTAACATGCTGACAGCCTATCCACATTCGCGCTGTACTTACCAAACGGCGGCGCGGTTTTTACAGAGCATACAGTCGGCAGAACGCGACTTGTTTCGGCTTGGCAAAAAGCGTTTCGATGATTTGTACATGCCTTATGTGGAACAAAACATAAACAGGTACAGATCGCTAGACCTTGTAGTATCCGATCACCACGTGCTTGACTGCGTTGTGCTTTACCACGGCAAACTCATCCGCCCGTGGATAACGACGTTTCAGGATTACCGCAGCGGCAAGATTGTCGGCTTTTTCCCGACCGTGAAACCGTCAAGCCTTTCGATTATAGCGGCGTATTACATGTGCTGTATTCGCTACGGCGTACCGAAAGCGGCGTTATTCGACAACGGCAAAGACTACCGCTCAAAGCTCCTGAACGGCTACAAAACGACGGCAAAGCAGTTTACGCCGGAAGGCTTCGCGGAAGATGTGGAAGTGTTTTTTCAGGGCGTGCTTCCGGCTTTGGGAACGGACGTGCGTTTCACAAAAACATATTCGGCGAAATCGAAAGGGCGGCAAGAGAGATACTATAGGCTTTTGGGAGAGTATCTGGCAAAAGATATCGGCTCCTATGTCGGCTCTGATACTACCACAAAACCCGATGACGCCAATCTGATGTGGCGTTCCATTGACGGCATGGCGAAGCGCGAGGATATACCAACTTGGGATTACTTTGTCCGCGCTTCCGCGGCAATGATCGAGTACATAAACGACACGTTTACAAGCCAGGGCAAGGGCATGGATGGGAAAACACGAAGCCGCGTATTTACGGAGAACATGCCCGAAGTAATACGCCATGTTTCGAAAGAAGAATTGCAACAGGCGCTTTACCGCAGCGAGGTTCACAAATGCGGCAGAAACGGTATCAAACATCACGGGGTGTCTTATTATCACCCCGCGCTTGTCAGATACGCGGGACAGGACGTTGTTATCCGCAACAAAATCATCACGGATAACGAGATGCCTGTATACGCGGTAGACGGTACGTTCATCTGTAATGCCATCGGCGATTACTTCAACGAAGGCGAGAACCTTAAAGAAGCGGTAAAACGTGTTGAAAGCGCGAGAAAACATACGCTGCTGTCACTTGCGGAAAGGGGGACAAACGAAGTGGCGATAGCGGCGGAACAGCGGATCATGATCGAAACCGCGCTGCGCGCTTATGACGATTCTCTGCCTTCGCTTGAATCAATGTTTGGCGAACCGGAAGCCCTCCCGATGGCGGCGGGGGCTGAAACATTACCGCCAAGAAAAAATAAATATGTCTCTGTCCTGGACGCATGTCCTGAACAAATATTACACATGGAGGTCTCAAATGAATTTGGGAATCAAAGATCGTCTTGTTGAAGCCTTAGACAAATACGGGCTGTCACAAGCGCAGGCGGCGCGTGAGATGAACTACTCACCGTCAGTATTAAGCGCGTATCTCAAAGATGAGTACAAAGGCGACGTTCAGAAACTTGAAGGCGCTGTCCTTCAATGGATCGCGCGTCAGGTAAAGGGGCGCGAACGCAAGCGCGTTCCGGTAGTGGAAACCGGCGATTTGCGCAGAATGTCCAATGCGATACAAATCGCCCACGCGGAAAAGGACATCGCGCTCATCGTGGCGGACGCGGGCTCCGGCAAAAGCACCGCCGCGGCATGGTACGCTAAATACAACGAAAAATCGGTCGTGCTTATTCACGTCGTATCGGGCATGAACAAAAGGATGCTGGTGCATGAAATCGCGCGGCAACTTTCTATTGACATCATGAAAGTTTCGTTCACCACCCTTGTAAAAAACGTTTCCGACATGCTCTTTGAACGCGACATGGTAGTCATCCTTGATGAAGCGGATTATCTGCGGGCGGACGCCCTTGAGTTCACGCGCCGCCTGGTGTACGACCTCGGGCAGTCGGGCCTCGTGTTAATCGGTCTGCCGCGCCTCAAATACCAGATACAAAACCTGCGCAATGACCACCGCCAACTGGAGAGCCGTGTCGGCGTTTTCCTTCACCTGTCCGGCCTATCCCGCGTTGACGCCAATTTAATAGCGGAATCCGTCTGGTCGAAAATCGACAAAAAAATAGTGGACGCTATTTTTAACGTATCAAGAACTGATGTGCGGCAGTTCACAAAGATTATTGAGCGTATGCAGCAGACGATGGCGATTAATAACGTTACGGAACCGAATGTTGACATCGTAGAATCGGCCGCGGCTCTTATTATGCGACGGGGAGGGCAAGCGGCATGAGTTTTGACAGATTTGGTAATAAAGCCAGAGCGGAATCTCGAAGAAAAGCAAAACAAATTGCGTCATTAACATTATTAGGATTAAGAAATGCGACCAAAGTTTCATCACTTTTTGCGCAAATAGATGAAAACGAGAAAACAGCGTTAAAACTAATTGTTAATACTGCGAAAATTTATTACGACGCCGGAAACATTCTTGCCGCCGCCATAAGCCAATCCAGAACGCCGGTTACGGCTAACGCTATTTCCATAGCTTACGGATTCCCTGAGCGCAAAATAACTCTTGCCCTAAAGATTTTCAAACACTTTGAGAATAACCCCGACGCGCTTAAAGGTTTGACAATGCGTGACGTGCTCAAGATGATTGCCCCGCCGCCACCGGCTGGGGAAGACGGCTACAACCGCATCGACTTGGGCGGCGATCCGGGGCAGATGAAATTCGACTTTGACGAATTGTTTGAAGTTCCCGCGGCGGCTAACCGTTCTTTGCGGAACTACAGAACTGTAGGCGAGTTGGTATCCGAGATCATTGTCGTAAGGCGTACGAATGACGGAAAGCTTATAAGCAAACGTTTCGCGCATTTCGGCGAGGACATTCCGCAGAACCCGTTGTTGCGGCAGGCGTATAAAGCCATGTCGCAAAAAACACAGGCGGCGATAGAAGATTATCTCGCCGCTTTAGAACATGAGGAGGGGAGAAATGAAAATTGAACTATGTTCAGACGGTTACGAAAAAATTGACGCCAGAATTCAGGCGATTGAAAATCTGGCTACCGATGGGGTGTTCTCATTAAATGACGCGCCTAAAAAATGCCAGCAGATCATATTAGAAACGAAGAACCTCCGGCAAGTTCTGCGCAATGTTATGTCTTTTGTGCCTGATGCGCCTGCCTTAGCCATAAACGAAGGAAGTGCGGCATGAAAAAGATAAAACAAATAATTTTTGATTTTTTAGTTGGTATCGGAAAAGACCCGGGACCATTTATCGCCGGAGCAGTTACGACATTTCTCGGTTTTATTTTGGGCATAGCTTTTATGCTCTCTTTAAAATAAACGTTCAGAACTTGTGTAAGGAGGTAAAACACATGGCAAGGACAAAGAGCAACGAAATGACAATTAAATCTCTGGATGAAGCGGACTTCATCCTCAAAGAGATGTGCGAGATCGAAGCCCAAATAGAGGCTATCGATAATGACGCGGACGAGAAAATTTCCAAGATTAAGGAAACGGCCGCAGCCGAAGGCAAACCTTTACGGGATCGGTACAAAAGTTGCGTGAAGGCGATGGAAGCCTATGCCCGGTATTTCCGCGGCGAACTGTTTAAAGACAACAAGAGCCTTGAACGTTCTTTCGGGAAATTCGGTTTCAGGAAAGCTCCGGACTCCATCAGCACGACCAAAGAGACGGCGGACCTCTTGCAGAAATTCGGCCTCAAGAAATTCATACGCACAAAGATCGAGCCGGACAAGGAAGCCATGCTTTCTCTTGACGACGAGACCCTCGAAAAAGTAGGGGCCGCCAGAAAGCAAAAAGAAGATTCCTTTGTGGAAACAAAAAGAGACCTGGTTAATCAGGAACTGGCGAAACTAAGCGCGTAACGCGGTAACCCGGACGGTACAGCGGACTTTAGTCCGAAGCGTACCATCCGGGGCGTTTTTAAAGGATATCGGTTGGAGGCAAAAAATGACGGGAAAAGAAAGTACATACAAAAGGAAATTTAGAAACTGCCGTGTTTGCAATAAAAAAGAAAATGATATTCTTTTACTTACTAAACACGTCGCGCCGGAATGTGTGGATAAATGTCCAAATATAATGCGCGTAATAAACCCATTTAATCTTTCTACTTTCAAAGAAATATTATTCGCGCAGGGCAGGGCGATAGCATTGCCAAAAAACGCAGATATTATATTTTTTGATGATTCTAGGGCAATACCCCATTTGTATCTCAACGGATATGAATACAAATTGTGCGGCAGATGTGAAGAAATTAAAAAGCTTTCCGAATTTAGGGGAAGTAAGGTTACAAAAGATAAATTGTATCTCTGGTGTCGTGATTGTGTTAGAAGATATGCAAAAATAAGAAATGGGTCTATACCGAATCGGGGAATAAGACAATTTTTATGAAAAAAGAAAAAGGAGTAATAATGCAGAACCAAAAATCACGGCTTGCGATAATCCACCTCGCGAAAAAACAGCTTGGCCTCGATGACGAAGCGTACCGCGCCATTCTTTCCGGCGCCGGCGTTCTAAGCGCGAAGGATATCGAAACTGATTTACAGTTCAACACGGTGATGGGCACCTTCATGCGGCTTGGCTTTCTGCCTTCGGGCCACAAGGTAAATAAAAACAGAAGCGCTGTACCCAACAGCCCCGGAATGATAAGCCGCCGACAGGAGTATTACATCAAAGGACTTTGGTTATTGGCAAGCCGCGTAAAAGACGAAAAGAGCCTGCGACGCATGGTGAAGCGCATCGGCAAGGTCGATGACATTTCTTTTTTATCCAGACGCGCAGCGTCGGCGCTTATACTCGCCCTGCGCGACATCTGCTGGAAAGCCGGGTTTAATCCCGACAAGGAGGAAACGTATGCTTTTGACGGTAAAAAAAGCGGCGCGCGCGCTCCGTATGGAGCTCCATCAGGTGTACTATCTTCTGACAATGGGAGAAATCGCCGCGGTCAAGATCGGCCGGTCATGGCGGTTGGATCCGGAATCGGTGGATGAATATGCTGAGCGACACCCAGAAATTAAAAATAGAAAAACTTCCGGCTATTTTATCTACCCGGGAGATAGCGGATTTCTTTTCGGTTGCCTACATGACCGTATACCGCTTAATCCAGAAGGAGGAACTGTCGGCGTGGAAAGACGACGAAGGAAACTGGTGCGTCGCCAGAAAAGACCTTTTAATTTTTTGCTCCAAAAACTCAAATCTTTAGGGCAATTGGAATTGTTTGCGGGTGAATGATAAAGGAGGATATGTCTAAAATGACTTATGGCTATTTGAGAGTAAGCACCGATCAACAGGACGAAAACAACCAAAGAATAGGCGTTGATGAAAAAGCCAGCAGAATGGGCTTAAAGATTGACGAATACATAATTGATCACGGCGTATCCGGTACAAAAGAGCCTGAAAAAAGACAATTGGGCAAACTTATGGGAAAGTTAAAAGATGGTGATTTGATAATAGCAAGTGAATTATCACGGCTTGGAAGATCAATGTATATGGTTATGCGAATATTGGAATTCTGCATGAAAAGTGGCATTAAAGTAATAACAGTAAAAGACAATTATGAGTTAGTTGACAATATCCAGTCCAAAGTCTTGGCGTTTGCGTTTTCAATTGCCGCAGAAATTGAAAGGGATATGATCTCACGCCGCACAAAAGAAGCGTTATCCCGTTGTAAGTTAAAAGGAATAAAACTAGGTCGTAAGCCCGGGAAAGCGATTAATGTGAAATTATCAGGACATGAGAGAGAAATACAAGAAATGCTCTGTGAAGGTAAAAATAATGTTGAAATAGGAAAACGGTTCGGCGTACATAAAAAAACTGTAAGGATATTTATTCGTGAGAGGTTATACTCAAAAGATAATATTTAACATCAAAAAAACCTGGTATTTATCCCATTTAGAGTAATAAAATTCCCCCTTTACTAAACTCTTTATCAAATGACTGAACGAACCGCAAAAATACTGGAAGGACTTTCCCCCGTAGCGCAGCCGATATTCAGAGATTTTTTAAACCTACTGGATAAAGAACTGGGCGAAGACAGATATATCGCTGTTGAGGGAAGACGGCTCCTCGCGGTACAGGAAGCGTATCACGCGCAAGGCAGAGAGACGCTTGAAGAAGTAAACAAAAAACGCGCGGCCGCAGGATTGTATTTGCTCCGCAGCGAAAAAGACAATTACATTATCACATGGACGCTCAAAAGCAAACACATCGACGGCCTCGCTATGGACGTAGTACCCACGGACAGCGCGGGGAACCCAACTTGGGATTTGGCGCATTACTACAAAACATTTGTAATTATCAGGGACTGCGCGAGAAAAGCGGGGCTTACATGCGGCGCCGACTGGAATCCGCCAGATTGGCCGCATTATCAAATTTAAGCAGGGGAAAAAATGAAACTGAAAGAATGTCCGCATTGCGGCTGTGAAGAACCTTGGAGCAATAGCAAACGGCATATATATATTCACCCTGTAACAGGCAAAGAGATAGATCAAGGTTTTCGCGTATGGTGTCCGAAGTGCGGCGCTTACGGACCGAGCGGAAATACTAAAAGAGAAGCCGAGAAATTATGGAACATGAGAAAAACGAGTTAATAAACCGGGCGCGTCCCGGAAGGAGGATATATGCTCAATATTTTACCGATGTTCATCGTGATTGCAATCATCTTAACAATTGTTTTCACGGAACTCATCAAAAAGCTTGACCGCAAAAACAGTCTGAAAGGCTACAGGGTATGGATACCCGCCATGTTATCGGGCATCGTATCGTTTTTGCTGGGTTTTGGAAAATTCTTTCCTGAACCTAATCAGGTCTGGTTCTGGTGGGCGGTGATTTTCGCTTTTTCAACTTTCGCTTATGAAGCGATATTGAAAAAGATAACAACTGCTCTTGGCTCCGATAAACCGGCAAGCGGGAATGGGTAAATTAAAAACAGCCCTTGCCGGCATCGGCGCGGCGCTGGTTTTTCTTGCCGGATGGTTCTTTCGGGGACTGTTCACAAGAAAGCCCGCGCCCGCGGATATCAAAACACCTGAGGAGGTAAAACTTGAGATTGAAAAGACTCCTGCTTGCGATCTTGTTTCTGCCGCTCCTAACGCAGATCAATTACGCGCAAATGCGGACGAAATCGCCGAACGCGCAAAACAACGATTACGGGATCGAGCCGGAAAAATTTTATCCGGGATCGCTGGTTCTGGAATTGATGGAAGCGGCGGAAACGGAAATTGATTCCTCCGTCCATGAAGCGTATGCCGAAGGCTACAAAGCCGCCATGCTGCAATACGCGCCGGAACTTGCGGCATCAAGAATAAGGGAATCCGCTTTGAGAGAAGAACTTGAAAAAGAACGCCTAAAAAACAAATTTTTCTGGCCGGTGTCCGGGGCTTCATTTGCCGCCGGTATTTTGTTACACAGCCTGTTTGGGAGGTAAGCATGGAATGGGCAGCGTTGTTTAAAATCTTCCAGTCATGGGGACCGTCGGCAATCTCCAGCGTCCTCGTCATTGTGGTTCTATATCTCATCAGAAAAGTAGACAACAACGGAGAAGAAGATAAGAAGCGGGCAAAAGACTTCCATGACTGCCTTGAAGCCAAAACAAAAGAGCTGCGGAGCGATATGAGCAAAACCATAGAAGATCACGGCAGGAGGCTTTCATATATTGAGATGGAGTATGTCAGGAGGGAAACGTTTTACCGCGAACTCGGCGGCTGGAAAAGCGATATCAACCGGTTATCCGACAAAATTTCGACGCAGTTTTCGGAGTTCGCCAAGAACATTATTGAACTATGGAAGGAGAGGGGCAGTTAATGAAAGATACAATTGTTAGAGGCAAGATCCTCGATCTGTTGAAAAAAGTGTATCCTAACGGGGTCGATGAGATCACTATCATCAGCATTTTATACCAGTATCATAAAACAGAGGACGTTCACGCTTCTCTGGAATACCTGACTGACAAAGATTACGTTGAGAAAAAACAACAGCCCCATCCTTTTCTTACGCAAGACTATGTCCGCTGGTACAAGTTGAAACCACGGGGCGTTGACCTGCTGGAAGGAAACATCGATCCGGATCCCGGTATCCTCATACAGCGGGGGTAATCATGGGACAGAAAAGCAAAGCTGATCAGCACGGATTACATGAGATTATTGTTACGCACTGGGACGGCGGCAAAAATACAATCGTCTATGTAACTGACAAGGTTAATGAATATTTGAAACAAAACGGCTTGAAACTAACCGTAAGCCGTGAAGCGGTACGGCACGCCGTCCGAAAATATGAAGATGAAATCGCCGATGTCCGCAAAAGCATCGAAATATCCAAATCAATGGCTGAAGTTTTCAAGGATCACCCAGGCACAGAACAGTCCGAAGCTATGCTGATGTTTCTAGCGCAGCTTATCACAAAAGAACTGCATAATGTTGAGAGTATCAACTTTGAAGACCCCGCCAAAATGATCAATGCGACAGCGAAACTAACGCTAGCGCAGGCGAAACTTTCACAGTACCGCACCCAAGCGGTGAAGGCTCTGGACAAAGCGAAAGAAAAAATAAAAGCCGAACTGCAAACCGCCATTAAACACGATCCCGATCTGCTGGAGAGACTCTGCAAAATTGTCGATGACGCGAAGGTAGCGTAATGAGCGATTTTCTTTCCGAACTGGTAGGTGATGACCGATCTTCTCTTGAACAAAAAAAACGTGTCAGCCGCGCCCGGAAAGATTTCGGCTTTTTCTGTCAATACTATTTTTCCGATTATTTTTTCACGGACCCTGCAGATTATCAAAAGATTTTATACGCCGTAGCGGACATTCGTTCGCTTTCCGAAGACACTTCAAACAGCCTTAAACCGTTTATTAACGAGCGTTATCACAGCCTTTTAAAGCCGACAGAAAAGCTCGCCGGCGCGATGTTTGTCGAACCGCGCGAACACGGCAAAACGGTCCGTTGGTCTTTCGCTTATGTTCTATGGAGCATCATTACGGGGAAAAACCGTTACGCCCTGCTCATCGGCGCGTCAGGTGACGCCGCCCGGGAGAACCTCATCAACATAAAAAAAGAGCTTGAGGAAAATGAGCTTCTACTTGAAGATTTTAAGGAACTGAAAGGCGACATCTGGCGTGATGACCGCATTGAGCTTAAAAACGGAACCTGCATACAAGCCAAAGGCTCCGGGGCTTCCATGCGCGGCACACGGTTCCGCCAGTACCGCCCCGACCTTATCATTCTTGATGACGTGCTTAAAGATGACGCGGTGGATTCCCCGTCACAGCGCGATAAAATTTTCCGCTGGCTCAAACGTGTAGTATTCAACCTTGGCAAGACCGCGTTTATTATTTGGGTCAACACGATTTTTCATTCTGACGATCCTATTTCGCGGCTCATCGCGGAAGTGGAAGCCGGAACGCTCAAGCGGTGGATCGCCGTGCGGCTTTCCTGCTTCCGTCCCGACGGCTCCCCGCTCTGGCCGGGATACTGGTCCGCCGAGGCGCTGGAAGAAAAGCGTGAGCAGCTTGGCTTTGACAGTTTCTCAACCGAGTGGAATAACGAGCCGTTATCTGACGAGCAGCGCATTATCCAGCGTTCGTGGATAAAAGCCCACGAGTATCGCGAACTTCCCCCGGCAAACGAACTGCGCTATTTTAACGGCGTAGACCCCGCGACCGGCAAACACGACCGCACGGCGGAAATTCCCATCGCGGTGCATCGGAAAACAGGCATTATATACGTGTTAATACCCTGGGCAAAGGTATGCAGCGAAACGGCAACCGTCAGGCAGCTTATAATCACGCATCGGCTTCTCGGTTATGAACTCATCGCATGGGAAGACGTTGTGTTCAGCGGCATCTACGGAAATTACGTGCAAAAAATGGCGGCGGAAGAGAACGTATATCTGCCTATTAAAAAACTGTCAAACACGCTGTCGAAAGACGCGAAAGCCCGGTTTCTCTCTCCTCTGATTGAGAACGGAATAATCCGTTTCCCCGCTGAAGGCGCTGAGGACATGATTAATGAACTGGTTAATTTTCCCAAGTGGAAGTTTGATGATCAAATGGACGGCTTGTATCTGGCTGTCAAAGTGATACCTTCCGGCAGCGGGACGCCGGTAGTGGAGCAGGTGAAAATCAGTGCCAATACAGCGGCACGAAAAATTATTGACATGGTAAGGAGGTGGTAAGTTATGGCTAAAAAAATAATTCTTGATCTGTGCGGCGGAACCGGCTCATGGTCAAAACCGTATAAAAAAGCAAGATATGACGTGCGCCTTATTACGCTTCCTGAATACGATGTGCGGACATATGAACCGCCTGAAAATGTTTACGGCATATTAGCCGCTCCGCCATGCACTGAATTTTCTCTGGCAAAAAACGGCTGCCATAGAAAAAGAGATTTTTCTGTTGGTATGGAAATTGTACAACGCATTATGGAGATCATCTGGCAATGCAGATTACAAGGTACTTTGAAATTTTGGGCGCTAGAAAATCCAACAGGTTATTTACGTCAATTTCTTGGCAGACCGTGTTTTACATTTGAGCAATGGCAATTCGGAGAAAATAGAGTAAAGAAAACGGACATCTGGGGCTATTTTAATAATCCTACTTCGCTAATAAAGAAAAGACCTGCGGATATGATGCGCAGAAATCCATGCAATAATAGAACTAACTCAATAGATTTAAGTATTCCCAAGTGTCCGCCGGAATATAAACATTTAAAGCTTGACCGAGCGGCTTTACGAGCCATTACTCCGCCCGGTTTTGCAAAAGCTTTTTTTAAGGCAAATCCATGAGAGGTAATAATGCGAGTTGAACAAATTGGCTCTGCCACACTTTACCTCTGCGACTGTATGAAACTTATGGCAACTATGCCAAATAAAAGCAATCTTGCAAACGAATAAAGGAGAGTATAAAAAACTATGAAAAAACCTGACACCAAAACCTTAACCACACAGGTCATTACCGACAATGTACTTGGGAGTTTTCTCAACTATATGCCGAACCCCGATGACATTGTTCCCGGCACGCTTTCATCGTATGACACCTATCGGCAGATGCGTACCGATCCGCGGATAAAATCCCTGCTCAACAAACTCAAAACGGCCGCGCTCAATTTTCCTATACACATCACCCAGCCGGAAGGCTGCCCTGATAAAGTTTTTGCTTTTGTAAAGGGCTTTGATCTTTGGGGTAAAACCTACCAGAAACTCAAACGGGTATATTCCGGCCTCGATTATGGCTTTTCGGTTTCCGAATTAGTATGGCGTTTAGAGGACGGTATGTACATTCCCGACAACATCATTACCCGCAAACCGGAACGGTTTGTTTTTGACCGTAACTGGAAACTGTATCTCAACGAGTTTGGCGAGAAAAAGCCGCTTGATCAGCCGTACAAATGGCTGGAATATCACCATGACACCGATGACGAGAACCCTTACGGAACGAGTGTTTTGCGTTGCGTTTATTGGCCGTATATGTTCAAAAAAGCGGGTTATGAATTCTGGTTACAGGCGACCGAAAAATTTTCAGTCAAAACTATTTTGGCAATTTTTAAGGGCGACGGAGATGAGAATAAAATCCGCGAGACAGCCAGACTCATAGCGGAACAACTTCTTGCCATTACATCTGGCTCAGCCACCGCGGTTGGAAATGTAGAATCTATTACAGAAATCGGCATGTCAGGCGATCTTGAGGGTTTCGCTTCACTCGTAGACGCATGCGATACGCAAATCAGCTACGGCCTTACGGGGCAAACCATCGCGACAAGTAAAACCGAAGGTGGCAGTCTCGCCCTAGGCGAAGTACAAGCCGATCTGTTTTATGAGGACGCTAAAGGCATCGCTCTTGAAGGTCAGGCGCTCATACAGAAAATTATCAACTGGGCGGTAGAGCTTAACGGTTTTGGTGATGTGGTCCCGCCGCTTGCCGAAGTGGACACCGAGCGTAAAGCCAGTTTTGATCAGGTTATGAAGGCAATAGAACACGGCATCGCCGTTTCCCGTGACGCCATGTACGACCGCTACGGTTTACCGCGTCCGCGCGATGAAGAGGACACTTTTATAAAAGAAACTCCCGCGAGCCTTGACCTGTCGGATTCAAACAAATTTGCAAATGGTAAAAAAAAAGCCCTGCCGCTGATACGGATTATGTAACACTGGAACACTCACGGCTTGCCGAACTGGACGGGCTTGCCAACGCCGCCCAAAAACGGATAAGCAAGCGCATTGGCAAAACTCTCACAAATTATTTTAACAACCTTTCTAAGACAGACAAACCGCCGTCAAAAGAGCAGCTTGAAGAGCCGTATCTGCCGGATATCGATCCTGATTTTGTACGGGAAACGCAAATACTTATCACTACCGCTTTACTGCTTGGAATGGACCACGCTTCGCGCAAATTGGCTGCGGCAGATGAAGAAATACCACCCCTTCCTTTTGAAGAGGCTGTCTCTTTTATGAAAAGCAAAATTCCCATGCCAAAGAAGGAATGGAACGCTCTTGAACCCAAATTACGTTTTAGGGCGTTCACTGTTGCTCGACTTACACAGCTTGATTACATCGAAGCGGCAAGGGGCAGGCTTATTTCCGCTATGGAAAAAGGCGAGGGTTATGCCTCAACCTGGAAAGACATTAAAGCCATCGCCGCAGAAGACGGCGCATTAAATTTTAGACCCGGTTATTGGGAAAACGTTTACCGCACAAACACGCAGACGGCATACACCGCCGGCAAGCTCATGCAGTTCAAAGATAACCCGCCCCCAGCTTGGCGTTTACTTATAGTTGACGATGACCGCACGTCTGATATTTGCCGTGGGCTTATGCGGGACGGGAAACAGTCTCTTACTATGGTATCCGATCATCCGTTCTGGGAAACTTTCGGATATCCGCCTTATCATTTTAATTGCAGGACAGGCTTACAGGCAGTATATCAAAGTGAGATCGGAAATGAGACAACTGTTGAAAATCCTTCGATGAAAAGCCTCAGGAAAGAGTTTACGCCGATGGACGGTTTTGGGGGAAATCCGCTGGATAAAGAAAGCTGGTGGAAAATAACAGACTCTATGATTGAACGCGCTACAAAATACGGTATATGGTCAGATATTTTACAGCAGACAGCGGACTTAGACATGATCAGTTATCAGAAAGAACTGCTTAAAGGTTATGTTCATTTGTTTGATGGACAAAAAGGCGGTTATGTACAACAATCTAAAAACTGGAACTATAGTAAAAAAGAACTGGATACCGCCAAAGAATTAGCCAACGATGGGCATAAAATTTATTTATTACCTCGATCAAAGATAGTCAAAAGCGCAGACATGATCATTGATAATAAAATAGGAGAAATAAAGCATCAGGAGGAGCCCGGATTTAAATCAATATCCTCAGAAATTCGGGATGCTGGAAAATTTCAGAGGGCAAGAGTTGTTGTAATCAATGCTTTAGAAGAAACAACATCGGACGATATCCAAAAAGGTTTGTGGAAAGAAATACATAGAACTCCTGTACAAACTGTAATACTAAAATGGCATGGAAAAACTTGGAATTTACCTCGTGATTTACTTATGAATAAAAACTGGGTATTACCAAAAAAATGACCCCCACACTCCTAGACAGGGAGTGCGCGGGTCGTGGCTCTGTACTTAAACTAAGAGTCATTTATAATATCGTTCTAAATTGTTTGTTTGTCAAGTTTTTAGGTAACGATTTTGGGATCAAAAGAGGATTAAAACAGTCATAAAAAGGGATTTAATACCTTTTTGATGGCTTTTCTATGTACATGATAAAAAAACTATAAACCTATATAACTCTATACTACATAAAGAAATAGCTGATCTTAATAACTTTTTTGATATTGTCATTCCTTATGAGTAATTACATTCTCGCAACTTCTTTCTCTGCGGCTGGGTGTCGATTTTTTACCAATTTCCTATATATACACAGGTACAATGCCGGAAAAATCCGGCTTTAGTATACACATTCGTTGAATGTGGCGCACCTAAGGGTGCAACGTATCCAAAAGGGTAGAAGTACCCAAAGGGTACGACATATCCACAGGATACGACTTCAATTGTTATCCGGCAAAGGGCTGGATAATAACGGACTAAAGTCCGTAGGAGTTTTAGAATGAAAAACAAAAGCAGCGTACATTTGGTACGAGTGTTGGGAAACCTCTTGATTATTGCGCTCGTTGCAATAATAGGGTTCTCAATGGCGGCTTGTTCGGAGGATCCGGAATCGGATACTGTCACTATAGCGAATATCCCCGGCATAACCGCGCCCGTAATCGGAGCAACACCGGTGTCTCAAATAACCCCAACCGCGCAATACACCGGAATCGTAAGCTGGTCTCCAAGCGGCGTTTTTCAACCAATGACAGTGTATACAGCTACTATCACCCTTTATGAAAAAGAAGGCTGGACATGTAGAGGTGTACCGGCAAACTTCTTCACTGTGGCTGGGGCAACGGCAACCAATGCCGCCGACTCCTACATTATTACCGCCGTGTTTCCGGCGACCGATCTTACCACCGTTACATTTTCCAGCATAACTGACATGGACACATGGTTGAAAAGCCAGTCTGGAAATACTGAAGAAACACCTTATCTGGTTAAACTGAACGTAAGCGACCTGAAAGGTAAATTCAACGTCGACGGAAGCGCCGGAAAAACGTTGAGAAGTAACCATAATTCTATGCCCAAATACGTTATCCTTGACCTTTCCGGCAGTACTATAACCAGCATTGGAGATGAGTCTTTTTCCCTCTGCGACAACATTGTTGGTTTAATCATAGGGAATACCGTTACTAGCATTGGGGATCATGCTTTTTCAGTTTGCAGCGCCCTAAAAAGCGTAACCATTCCAGAAAGCGTTACCTTAATTGATGAAAGAGCTTTTTATAATTGCCAAGCGCTTACAAACGTAACCATACCGGCAAAAGTTACCACCATTGGGAGAGAGGCTTTTATCGGATGTATCAGCATTACCAGCATAAACATACCGGCAGCCGTTACCTCCATTGGGAGTGAGGCTTTTTCCAATTGCTACGCTCTTACCGCGATAAATGTTGCCACCGAAAATGCCAATTATATTTCAGATGACGGCATATTGTACAACAAAGCAAAAACCACTTTAACCGCATATCCGGCAGGAAAAGCAGGTGCTTCTTTTACCATACCGGACGGCGTTACCAGCATTGGGAGTGGGGCTTTTGATGGCAACCGCAATCTTACCGATATAACCATACCGGCAAGCTTTACCTCCCTTTCGGGAAATTATTTTACCGGTTTCGCCCAACTTGTTGCAATAAATGTTGTTGATAGTAATGCCAACTATTGTTCAGATAACGGCATACTGTACAACAAAGCAAAAACCACTTTAGTTAGGTGTCCGCCTTCAAAGACATTCCTTAATGGTGTATTTACCATACCAGCCGCCGTTACCACCATTGATAATTATGCTTTTAGATCTTGCGTCATTACCAGTATAACCATACCAGCCACCGTTACCAAGATTGGTAGTTGGGCTTTTGAAAGCTGCAGCTACCTTACCAGCGTAACGTTTGAAGGAACGATTGCTTCAGCTAATTTTGGTACTACTTATCCATTCACCGGCGACTTACGTACAAAATTTTACGCAACAGACTCAGCCAATGGAACACCGGGAACATATACGAGGACAAACAACGACCCAAATACGTGGACGAAACAACCGTAAGGAGATAGTTCTAAGGTCATTAGGGGCGTGTTCCAAATCATCTGGGACACGCCCCTTTTATTTATTGATTGTAAAGCGCTATTCATTTATTATATAAACAATGAATATCGATAAATTCACAATAAAGGCGCAAGAAGCGCTGAACGAAGCGTCCGCTATCGCGCAGAAAAATGACCACTCTCAGGTCGAGACCGAGCACGTCCTGCTTGCGTTGCTGAAACAGGAGAACGGAATTGCCGCGCCGATAATCGAGAAAATAGGCGGCGACGCCGCAAAGCTCGCCGAGGGCGTTCAGGCGCTTGTAAACGCTACGCCCAAAATCTACGGAGAAGCGGCGCAGGTTTATTTTTCATCCGCCGCGTCAAAAGTTCTCGCAAAGGCGGAAGTTGAGGCTTCGGCTTTAAAAGACGAGTATGTCTCCACCGAACACATTTTAATCGCCATCGCCGCGGGGGACGGCAAAGCCGCCGACTTTTTAAAAAAAGCGGGCGTTACAAAGAACGCGATACTTGGCGCGCTCAAGCAGGTGAGGGGAAACGCCCGCGTAACCGATCAAAATCCCGAAGAAAAATATCAAGTACTGGAACGCTATTGCCGCGACTTAACCGCGCTTGCGCGTCAGGAAAAACTCGACCCGGTAATAGGCCGCGACGAGGAAATCCGCAGATGTATGCAGGTACTGTCGCGGCGCACCAAAAACAACCCCGTGCTTATCGGCGAGCCGGGCGTAGGCAAGACCGCCATTGTCGAAGGGCTTGCGCGCCGGATAGTTGAGGGCGATGTGCCGGAAGGACTAAAAGGAAAAAAACTGCTCGCGCTGGATTTGGGCGCGCTTGTCGCCGGCGCGAAATTTCGCGGCGAGTTTGAGGAGCGCCTGAAAGCCGTCATTCACGAGGTACAGGCTACCGACGGAAAAATTATTTTATTTATTGACGAACTGCATACGCTGGTGGGAGCAGGAGCGGCGGAAGGCGCGACAGACGCGTCCAACCTGCTAAAGCCCGCGCTTGCGAGGGGCGAGCTTCGCTGTATAGGAGCTACAACATTAGACGAATACCGCAAACATATTGAGAAAGACGCCGCGCTTGAACGCCGCTTTCAACAGGTGTACACGGCGGAACCTTCCGTTGAGGATACAATCGCGATCTTGCGCGGGCTTAAGGAGCGGTACGAAGTTCACCACGGCGTGCGGATTAAGGATGAGGCGCTTGTGGCGGCGGCAACATTGTCCAGCCGTTATATCACAAGCCGCTTTTTGCCGGACAAGGCGATTGATCTTGTTGACGAGGCCGCAAGCCGCCTGAAGATGGAACTGGACAGCCGCCCCACCGAGCTTGATAAACTTGAGCGGAAACTTCTCCAGCTTTCGATTGAAAAGCAGGCTCTTTCGCGCGAGGAAGACCCATCATCTAAAGACCGCCTTTCAAAACTGGAAAAAGAAATCGCGGGTATCACGGAAGAACGCGACGCGATGAAAGCCCAGTGGGAAAATGAAAAGATTGATATTCAGAAAATCAGGAAACTTAAACAGCAGATAGAAGAATTAAAAATTGAGGAAAACCATCATATAAGAGAAGGCAATCTTTCAAAAGCGGCGGAAGTAAAACACGGAAGAATTCCCGAAGCGGAAAAACAGCTTGCCGCCCTTACAGCCCAGATGGAAAATAAGCGCGGAAGCGCCGCATTACTGCGCGAAGAAGTTAGCGAGGAAGACATCGCGGGTGTCGTATCCGCGTGGACGGGTATACCCGTGTCAAAAATGCTTTCCGGCGAATTGCAGAAATATCTCGATTTGGAGAAGGTACTTGAAAAGCGAGTTGTCGGACAGAGCGAGGCTCTTGCCGCCGTCGCCGACGCGATCAGGCGCAACAAGGCGGGGCTTTCCGACGCGGCGCGCCCGCTGGGTTCGTTCCTGTTTTTGGGACCGACCGGCGTAGGAAAAACCGAGCTTGCGAAAACGCTCGCGGACTTTTTGTTCAATGACGAAAAAGCCCTTACCCGCATAGACATGAGCGAGTACGGGGAAAAACACTCGGTAAGCCGCTTAATCGGCGCGCCCCCCGGCTACGTCGGTTATGAGCAGGGCGGCCAGTTAACGGAAGCGGTACGGCGGCGGCCTTACAGCGTAATCCTTTTTGACGAAATAGAAAAAGCCCATCAGGAAGTTTTCAATGTTTTTTTACAAATACTTGATGACGGCCGCCTGACGGACGGACAGGGGCGCGTTGTCGATTTCAAGAATGTCATCATCATTATGACAAGCAACTTAGGCTCGGACTTGATACTTGGCGCGAAGAACCCGGAAACTTTGCGAAGCTCGCTTTTGGAACTGTTAAAACAAAGTTTCAGGCCTGAGTTTTTAAACCGGATAGACGAGACGGTAATTTTCAACAGGCTGGAGAAAAACGAAATCGGCAAAATCGTGGATATTCAGCTAACGCGCCTTTCGCAAAGGCTTGCTGAGCGCAAAATTACGCTGAAGGTGACGGAAGCGGCAAAGTCCCTGCTTGCCGAGAGAGGCTATGATCCCATGTTCGGGGCGCGCCCGTTAAAGCGCACAATTCAGTCCGACCTTGAAAACCCGCTTGCAAAGCAGGTTATAGCGGGCGCTATCCGCGACGGGGAAACGGTTACGGCGGATGTGTCAGGAAATGAAATTGTGTTTAAGAAGAGTTGATACTTTGTAACAATGACTTAATTATAAACTGTATATAATATTTGGGGCAGGTGATATAGCGTTTCGGCGCAACGACATCTGCCCCAAATGTTCCGTAAAATCTGTTACACAAATTTTACCCTTAACTAAAACTGAAAATCTTTTTTTCCCCAAGTAATTCCATCAGGATATTTTGCTGTAAAATCATTGGGAAGGGTAATTAAGACTGTTGCCGTACCATAGTCAAGTTTTTCATCAACTGTAGGAGGTACTGCGGATCGGGTCAAATTTAATTTTACAAAAACCGAATCATCCCATCCTTTTTTTTCAATAGTTGTTATTGATATAGTTCGACTATTCGCATTAGAAAGTTCCAAGTTTATGCCGCTTGTCTCCAGCCATTGTAAGTCCTCAACTGAAACTTTAGCGGGTGTTCCGGTAAACTTTGTACTAGAAGTACTAACAGGTTGGACCGGCGGTTCAAACTTAATTTCAACAGAACCTTTTGTTGGAGTGCTAGAATCCCATGATGAGCCCATTAACGAGATCATAATACTTTGTGAATAAGGCACGCTTCTTGCCTCTTCTTCACACCCAACAACCAACATTCCGAATACCATTACCAGTATTCCCAACCAGAATCTTTTATTTACCATAGTTTTTTCCTCCTTACTTGGTAATAAAGTTTTTTGTTATTAGCTTTTTGCTAATATACTATCATATATTCGCATATAGTGCATTGTCAAGTAAGTAATACGGTCTTATGCTCTAATAGCTAATATGCGCTTGAGAGATGTTTTTATTCAAAATCTAAGAAAATGCCGTAAAGAAAGAGGAATTTCACAGGCAGATCTTGCGGAAAAGTGCGGCACTTCAACCTCCTATATAGGTCAAATAGAAATTGGAAACAGGTTTCCTTCTCTGGAGTTAATTGAAAAACTTGCCAAGGTTTTGCAAATCAGACCGCATTTATTATTTTTTATTGAGTCAGATAGCGACGCGGATGAACAACTATTAAAGAAAAAAAGAGATACTATTTCAGATACCATGAAAGAGGAACTTACCAAACGTCTTACCGACGCAATTCGAAAAATTGTAAAACATATTAATTAATATCCGTCCGTCAGATTCTGCTAAAAGTTGCTACTTCTTTATCCCGTCTTTTTTCCATGCCGCCATGAAAAACCCGATGATAGCGGGAAGCGCGCCGATTTTCTTGAACGGATTGCGTTCTCCAAGTAAAGTTTCCAGAGCGGCAAGGCCTTTGTAAACTTTTTGCGAATAAGGCTGCCACCAGGGTTCGCGTCTTGCGCCGGGAAGGACATCATTTATAATCACTTTTGCCTTGAACATTTCGCGGAATCCGTTTTCGCCGTGTGTTCTTCCAAGCCCGGAATCGCCGAAGCCGCCCCATGGCGTTTCCGCAAGACCGTGAGACATTAAATGATCATTTATCATTATTGAACCGGCGTTGATGTTAGCCGCAATTTTTTTCGCCTGCCTTTGGTTTTTTGACCAGACGGAAGCCGTCAGCGCGTAGGAAGAGTCGTTGGCAATGCTTAAAGCCTCGCTGTCATTCTCGAAAGGAATTACCCCTACAACGGGACCAAAGACTTCATCGTCAATAATGGGCATTCCTTTTTTTACTCCGGTTAAAACCATTACAGGG